CCCTAATTTCTGCTTGCATTCTAGCTGCTCGCTCCTGTTGTTCGGTTCTAGTATCACTACCGTTCAGGATCGCCTCAAGAATCTCAAGCTCTCGCTCTTGCATACGCAACATCTGCTCTTGCCCGTAGGTTCGACCGCCAGCAGCTTCTCTCTTAGCGATGCGCTCTTTCCTATCTGCGATTCCTGCTCTAGCTCTGTTGACATCATACTGATCGACACCCTGACTAGTTCCAGTAAACTCTTTTGTTGCTGGGTTAAAGGTTCCCTTGTATGAGTATCCGGCACTTCCAATATCTTTCAACTTGTCTACATCCTTGGCGTCCAACTTCTTCAAGCCTGCTCCTACGCTGGCTAACGCTGGTGATAGGGCGTAGAGGCTACCTGCTAATCTGTTGATGTGTTGGGCTGCTCCACCCAGCTTGATCAGCTTATCAATGGGATTGTTATCACCCATGAAGAAGTTGGCAATACCTCCGACAATGCTGCCAGCAGTTAGAGCCATAAGGCCACCAGAAAGTGCAACCAGTGCAGGTCCGAGTAGTAGAATAT